CAATAAGCTTCTGCGACTGTGATATTTCAGCTTGAAGTCTAATACGCTCTTTCTGCTGGGTTTTTCTAAGAGCCACAGCTTTGTCGGCACCTTTTTCATCTGTTGAGCGGCCCAGTACAGAGTCCACTCCCTCATCCATTTGTTTAAGTACTTTACGGTTGGACTCAATATTCTCTTTTTGGGTTTTGATTTTTTCATCATATATTGCAACTTTGCTTTGTACGTCACCACTTACTAGAGTTTGGTCACTATGTGCTTTAGATAAAAATCCAAAGATTCCCATACTCGTTAGTAACATTAAGAATAAAATAGCTGGGATCAAATAACTTTTATAAACCCAGTTAATTCGTCTCCAGTTGTTGTGTAGCCAAACAGTGGCAACGACTTTACCTAATTCAAGTGTCGCACCCATAATGATAACAGGTATCACAGCCGCCGCAAAGATTGCGGTTAAGCCTGCGATTGAGTAATAAGCGGCAACCACACTAAGCATTAGTGCAGTTAAAAACATTGTAAATGCGAATATCATAACTATATATTTATCTTAGGGTTGTTTGGGAATTTCTTTTAGACCATACAAATGACCAAAATTGTCAAAGAATTCTCTAGCAGTTAATACTAGTTTTTGCGGTAATGCACCTTGGTGAGTTGACGTATATGTAACCCACTCTACGTGTTCGTCACGTGTTTTAATTTGAATGATTTTTAACTCAACACCATCACTAAAGGTATATGGTTTATTGATAAATTGGTGTAATTCTGATGGCATTAGTATACTGTTAATCGTTTAACATCCTTGTGTTTTACGATTATAACAGAACGATTTACATTGTCAATGCGAATCGGTAAATCTAAATGAATGCTGATTCTGGGTCCTTCTATTTCACTTATTAATGTGTCATTACCCACACTTCCAATAAAGGGTATTGATTTGTATTTACCAAACACTCTATCACCAATATAGTATTTTGGCTTATAGCCCTTTTTTTGAAAGTAATCAGTTTGATTTGCCATTATGTTATGATTTCTCTAATTATATCTGCCGCTAATTTTACTGTTTCTAAATCAACATTCATTTTTTGTGCAATGTCAACTACATTTAAATGTCTTTCCAATAATTCTCTAACTTGATTAATGATATCACGGCTCATGTAAACTCCTAAGGGTTACTATATATAACGCCTCGGAAGATATTTCCGTTGACAAATTCTTTAGATTTGGGTAAGATAATCATTTGGTTCTTTTTTAACTTTAACACATTGCAATTTGTATTTTAGACCGTACAAGTTTGGGTCTTTTTGTATTTCTTTTAATCTTATTACACAACTTTGTTGTGTGTTCAAAGGACCTTCGGTATATTTCTGAATTAAATCACCACCGGGACTAAACAATGACACCATTACAAAATATTTAAACATCATAGTTTAACTCCGGTTTGTGCAGTAGCAATCATTGGGCAGTCACCAGTCAATGCGGCACTGTCACCTTTAGGACAAACATCTTTAGTTCTGTCAATACCGCACTTAGGACAAACCCAACCTTGTTTTTGTTCTGCTAATTGCTTTTCCATTTGTGCAATACTTCTATCAAGCATAAAGATCGTGATTTCTTTTGGATTGATACCAAAGTGTTCTAGTATCAATTCACAACCTTGACCACGACTAATCATATCACGTAACATGGGATGTAATGCCATACAACATTCACGAATAATAGCCTCAGCAAACAGTTCTAATTGACGTTCACGTTGTTGTTTTGATACAGTATTATCTAAGAAGTCAACCGCATCTTTAGTTTCATGCAATGCATAAACAGTGGCTTCATCTAAAAGTTCTTTAATTCGTTCGTTCATCATTTACCCCAGATTGCTTCCAATACAGTATCGAGAGACACATTCAGTATCCTTGAGATTACTTCTATTTGGAATCCTTCTTTATAATACATATCCCTTATTTCATCGTTCATTCTTCAACTCCAAAATGTTGTTTAATCAGATCCGAAGCAAGGAATGGTTCTGCAATATCAGCAATATTGGCACATTCCTGAACAATCAATTCGGCGAACTTTTCAGCAAAATCATTGCTAACAACCTGATATTCTCTATCAGTTTCATCAGTTGATGGTTTATAGTTAACATTGTAACCTAGTTGTTTAGCAAGTTCTTTCATTCGTTCGTTCATCGTAACTCCTCTAATGCTCGTTTAACGTTTGTAAACATACTATCTCCTAGTTAAAAACACATTATACACGAAAAATCATTTATCGTCACGGAAACGGACAAATCGGGGGAAACGCAAACTATAAGTACCATCACGATTTTGAGTAATCACATCACACATGATTTCAGCAGTGCGCCCAATGATATGATTACTGTTAGCCCAATACTCATCTCTATCAGTGTCACTAAAACCACTACCAACATTGACAGTGATATCTTTCCCGTCATCTTGTCCGGAGCAAACCAATGCACCAAGACGTCCTGCATTTCTTCCAGTACCTTCTTCAACACCTACGACCTCCAAGTCTACAGTAATTGTGGGTTTCCACTTCATCCAGTCTGTACTACGTTTACAGATATAAGGGGCATCAACATTTTTAATCATAATGCCTTCAAATCCAGCATTTACTTGATCCTTAGCATATCGTTGTAGTTGATCCTGACCTGCCGCTGTATCCAAGTCAACCATGATATGTGGTAACAATTCAACATTAGGCATGTCATCAATGATACTACGCATATCTTCTAAAATAGTAATGCGTTTGCTCAGTTGTGCATTCCAATGACCTTCACGGAAAGCCGCTAAAGGTAGAATGTCAAAGACATTGAACACACTATCTTCTGCTTGTACATCAGTCTTGCGGCGTGCTTGACGCATAAGTTCTTGGAATGTATTACCAATCACTTCACCATCCATTACAAAGCCCAAACTTAAATTACTTGATGCGGCTTTGTGTGTAAGTTTTACAAAGTTCTCACGTATTTGATTTTCAATATGACCAAAGTTATCAAACTGTTTGCCATTGCGACTGAAACAAATAGTAACAACATTACCCTGTTCATCAGGGATAGCCATCAACAACACACGAACACCGTCAAGTTTAGGTTCAAGACGTTTGATGCCTTTCATCTCGGGGCGACCTTCGCTGTTAGTTGCTAGTTGACAACCAAAGATTGGAATCTCGTAGTCAGTACCTTTACAAATTTTGTTGATAGTTTTATCACTGATACCAGCACGTAAGTCTCTACGCAACACCGGTGCACAGAATGTATTCCATTCAACACTATCAAATCGTTCAGATATGTTTTGTACAGCATCACGTGCCGCATGACCGGTCAATTTACGTTGACTAAGTTCTACCATCAACTCGTTAAAATCATCCCAGGGATTCTCTGCGTCAACAATACCCACAGTATCAGGCACTTGACGAATACCAAATGTAACATAGGGGTTGTAACAGGCTTTAGTAAAGCCCAAGAAAATTTGACTATTGCGACTGCCTAGGACACTTGCCTCAAGCGCCTGCAAAATTACATCTTCTTTGTGAAGGCGACTATCGCTCTCGTTTAATTTATTAATCCATGACGCACTCATTCGGTATCCCTTTTTCTTGTCTGTTTTGCAAATAACTCAAGTTGCTCAATCAAATTGTGGGCACCTTCCTCGTTCATAGTAAGTGTAGTGTACCCTATTCTTAAAGTGATACGATTATCATCAGTTATACCAATGCTATAGTGCTCTTGTTCTTTTTTAGGAGGTTCAACATATGGTACCTTAGTTTCTGGAAATTGAAGTACATTGCTATGTTCACGTTTTTTAAAAAAATCAAATATCATTCTTCAATTTCCTCTTCTACTGGTTTATCAGGGATATTTTCTGTATCACCGTCTTGTGCAAACACAAACCCCATGCTTGCCATTGTTTCCATTTCAGTAGGTGTACAGTGAGCACGAAATACAAAAAGTCGGCAAGTAAGATTGTCCTTACTATAGTAAATTCTATAACTTACCCGTTCCACATTCAATGCGTTAGCAAGGTCGTCTAAAGAAAAACTTTCGGGCCAGTCATCATCTACACTATTACGTGTCTTTTCAAAATAAAAATCCTGCATTATTTTGTTACTCTAATAACAAAATAAGAAATGCCAAAAGCAATGCTAGCAAGGGCTCACCTACGAACACTAACATTAGTACAGCAATCCAAGCCATTATTGTTCCTTAGCTTGTTCTTGTACGATTGCTTTAGTCTTGTTGACACCGTTGTCAAGCATTTTAGCAACACCAGTAAAGCCTACTGTTGCGACTACGATACCAAGAATGAATGCGATTAAATGGCTCATGTGAAACTCCTGTGTGTGAAAATATGATTGTAGTATACTATATAAAGGTTATTTTGTCAAACTACCTTTACCCGATTCAGTTGCGTACTGTTGTCACGGTGTGCTTTAACAGTACCCTGAATTGTGTAAGTATCTCCTACTTCCAATCTATCAATATGATTGTAAGCAAAAAATACTACTTGGTCGTCACTTGTGATACCTGTGAAATAACTTGTGTTCCACTTTTGGCTGTAAACAGTTTTCAGTACTTCAATAGTAACCGTAATTTTGTCACCACTTGTACCAATGTATCCGCCGGTAGCAAATTTAACTCGTTGGTCTGCACCATCACGTTTGACACCGCGCTCGTAGCTTTGAGGCAAACTAACGATAACCGCCATATCATAATTAGAGTCAATTACATTACGATTACTAAGTACCATAGCATTGTTGTCAAACTCACTTAATTTAATACCTTTGAGAATTTTAAAAGTATATGCTTGGTAGTATTGACGAACTTTTTTACCTTGCTCACGGGACTCATCTGTAATTTGTGTAGTGTCCGCCAACAACAATTCTACTATTGAACGATTAGATTGTTTATCAGTACTACCTGCCTTGACATAACTACCATTGATACGTTGAGCCATGCAAGCAGCCCCCCATACGTCATCCGCCGCATAACTAAATGTAGGTTGTTTAGGTTTATTGCGATAGGTTCTTGTGTTTGGTGTATCGTCATCCTCATGACCAAGACGTTGAATGTCACGACTTGACCAACCTGTAACATCTGTAAATCCAGGCATGATTACTCCTTAGTACGTTTCTTTGATGATATCAAATTTATCAGCAGGATATTTTTCTTTGAACTCGTCAGACTTTACATATTCATTGTAAGACTTGGCATCAAAGAAAACCCTAGTAAAAATGCTTTGCAGTTGACCCTTAGGAGTAACTGTAAGATATATTGATTTTGCTTTACCTGCCATGATTAGTTGCTCCAAAAAGATTCGCTAGACGGTGAACAGAAATACGGGGTATCATAACGCTCCTGATATGTTTTACCAGTCATCATATTACGTTTGGTTACCCAAGTCTCACGTGCCTCGACAATGAAACCCAACTTAGTTTTTGACTCAATCACAGCCTGAATGTAGGCTCTAGTGACAGGGGCAAATTCTTCTTTAGTGACAAGACGCTTACCGCCTTTAACACGTTTATCAGATTTGTACAGTTCCAATGTGTATTCAACTAGTGCAGACATTTCAACTCCTTTAATCAATCAATACAAGTATTATATACCCAAATCCATTT